TTTGAATCCGAAGACGGGTTTGAGGTACGCATCCCAGCTGAGCACCGCGACAATCAGGTGTTTTGCCGAATCCCTTGCTTGGAGGGCATTCTGCCTAACGGACCCACTACTGTCCACCTTGAGGTAGTGGTCGATGGCCGATTCTACCGCCCGGTCACCGAGACCGTCCAGTTAGGCAAAGGACAGGACTTCGGCATCATCTCGCAGGAAGCAGCACCCAAGCCCCGGCGTCAGGAAGCAGCCCAGCCTAGCACGTTTGAGAGTTCGCTCAATGCGCTTGACAAGTTGCGCAACGGCACTCGCCTGACCAATGAGGAGCAGGCAATGATTTCACTCTTCGGCACCAAGTTTGAAGAAAAGTTTGCCCAAGAGCGAAAAGCGCACAAACGCAAAGTAGCCGAGGCGAGAAAAATAGCCGAGGCCCTCGTTGGTGGACTAAATACAAATGACGGGATGAGCGTAAGTGAGTTAAAAGCGCTGATTCATCCAAAAAAGCAATAACGGTAATAAATAAGATTGCTGTATCGCATACGTTACATTAAACTTAACAATGATGTATGCGATACAAAAATACTCTTGTATCGACGCAAGAGTGGAACACGCCATGTTCCGAGCAAGACCGCAATGGTCAAGCGTGCTCATAATGAGCAGTCGACAGTGAATATCTCATACATAGACCGATTAAGGAGTAGTACAAATGGCATCTCTAGCAGAAATTCGGGCTCGTCTACAAGCCCAAGAAAACAAGTCCCAAGGTAAAGGTTTTGAACGTGAAGGTGGCGACAACGCAATGTACGCTCACTGGAACATTGATGAAGGTGCTACAGCATCTATTCGCTTGATCCCCGACGGCGACACAACTAACCCATACTTCTGGGTCGAGAAGGCAATGATCAAGCTGCCGTTCAATGGTGTTAAAGGCGGCGACTCCAAGCAGGTAATTGTTCAGGTCCCGTGTATGGAAATGTGGAACGAGACTTGCCCAATCCTAACCGAAGTTCGCCCATGGTTCAAAGACCCAAGTCTCGAAGACATGGGCCGCAAGTATTGGAAAAAGCGCACATACCTGTTCCAGGGCTTTGTGCGTGAGAATCCGCTTGCTGACGACCGTGCTCCCGAAAATCCTATCCGTAGGTTTATCTTCAGCCCACAGCTATTCCCGCTGGTCAAGGCTGCTCTGCTCGATCCTGAGCTCGAGCATCTACCAACCGATTACGTCCACGGTCTGGACTTCCGTATCACCAAGACCAGCAAGGGCGGCTTTGCTGACTACAGCACTTCGACCTGGGCGCGTCGCGAAACTGCACTAACTGCGGCTGAACAAGCTGCTATTGAGCAGTATGGCCTACCAAGCCTCAAGGACTTCCTGCCGAAGAAACCGTCGAGCATTGAGCTGCAGGTAATGAAGGACATGTTCGAAGCTTCGGTGAACGGCGAAGCGTATGACCCTGATCGTTGGGCTACCTACTTCCGCCCAGGCGGCATGCCAGCGCCTGCAGCGCCTGCAGCACCGCGCGCACCGGCTCCAGTTGCCCCGGCGCCCCGCGCAATTGACGCAGTGCCAGTAGTACCGGCCCCAACCACTAAACCGTGGGAGGATGACGTTGCGACCGCTGAGTCTGCAGTAGTGCCACCAGTTGCTGCCGAAAAGCCAGCAAACGCCGATGACAAGGCTGCTGCCATCCTTGCGATGATCCGCTCGCGTCAAACCAAAACTGCCTAATCAGTAGTGTCACTCAGTGGGTCGCGCATAGCTATTGTGCGGCCCACTATTCATTTATTAACCCTTTGTGAACATAAACGATAAACTCCGGGCAACAATGGCACGCCACCCAAAGCACTGGGGCGCAGCAGTGTCCCGAGACGAGCATGCGATGGAGGTTATTGCGCCGATAATGGCGCAATATAATATTACCGTTCAAGCGGCGGTTTATTGTTATCTAAACAATACCACTCCGATATGTCCCCGCGGGCAGCACAAGAAATTTACCTGGTACAGTAAAGGATTTGCGTATTGCGGTACTCGAAAAAACTGCCAGTGTCACAATGAGGAATCACTAGTTAAAGCTCAACAAACAAACTTAGAAAAGTTTGGGGAAACAAGCTATGCTAAAACTGCCGAGTACCATGAAAAAGCCGCGGCGACAAATCTAAAGAAATTTGGCGTCGAAAAAGCATCGCATAATCCAGCAATTCGGCAAAAAGCCAAAGACACTTGTTTAGCTAGATATGGCACTGAACACCCAAGTCAACTAGCTTACATACGCGAGCAAGCAAAAAAAACAAAGCAAGAGCGGTACGGAGATCCAAATTTTTCAAATATCGAAAAGCGCATAGCTACGCTTGAAGAAAAATACGGAGTTACTAACGCGTCGTATATAAATGTAGACTCCGGTGTGTTGGCGGTACTTCATGACAAGTCGGCATTTGAGCAGTTTATACGTGGAAAGAGCCAGCAACTAGCTAGTAAGGAGCTAAACGTTGACCCAAATACTATTCGAAAATATGCTCGAGAATACAACTGCTTTGATTTGTTTTTAGTAGACAGCTCGCAGTGGGAAGAGCGAGTCAAACAGCTATTGATTTCCCTTGGAACGAGGTTTATACAAAATGACCGAAGCATAATTTCTCCGTTTGAATTGGATTTTTACCTGCCTGAGCTTAAACTAGCAATAGAGGTTAACGGTAACTATTGGCATTGCGAAGATCGAAAAGGTAAAGACTATCACTTCTTAAAATGGCAGCAGTGCCAAGCCCAAGGTGTTGACTTGTATCAATTTTTCGAAGATGAGTTCATTGAAAAATGGCCAATCATTGAATCTAAAATCCGATACCTTTGCGGTAAAAAAAAGTCCAAAAGCGTTGGTGCTCGACTAATTCAAATTCGACCGGTCTCGGCCCAGATGGAGCGAGAGTTCTTAGAAAGGAATCACATCCAGGGATTTAGCGCGTCCCGGACGCGCAGCTATGGTGCTTGGTATAACGACACACTTGTTGGCGTCATGACGTGCTTTACGAGATCCAAGTATTTAGAGATTACTCGTTATGCTACTAACATTGATGGAAATTATCCCGGGCTGTTTTCTAAGATGTTAGCGCATTTGGTAAAAGATTTATCGTTTGTGGGGAAGATTGTATCGTTTTCAAATAACAGCCACTCAAATGGGAATGTTTATCGTGCTGCTGGGTTTACGCAAACGGCTGTATTGGGGCCAGCTTACTGGTACTTGTCAAATGGCTACTTGACTCGGGAGAATCGGCAAAAGTATATGAAAGAGAAGATAAAGAAACGGTTTGGCGTTGACATACGCAACAAAACCGAAAAAGAATTAATGGAGGGTTTAGGGTTCAAGCGAATCTGGGACTCGGGCAAGAAGAAATGGGAATTACACATTGGAGAAAATAATGGCACGCCCCTTTGACATTTCAAAATTTAGGAAAACGATTACTAAAGCCATCGACGGGCTTTCGATTGGATATAACGACCCTACCGACTGGGTATCAACAGGTAACTTTGCCCTCAACTACCGCATTTCAAACGACTTCAATAAAGGAATTCCGCTTGGAAAGGTAACGGTATTTGCCGGCGAGTCCGGTGCAGGTAAGTCGTATATCTGCTCGGGTAACATTGTCAAGCACGCACAAGCGCAAGGCATCTTTGTGGTGCTTATTGACTCAGAAAACGCGCTCGACGAAGAGTGGCTCAAAGCACTTGGCGTTGACACATCTGAAGAAAAGCTGCTCAAGCTAAACATGGCAATGATCGACGACGTGGCCAAGACCATTTCGGAGTTCATGAAAGAATACCGCGCCATGCCCGAAGGCGAAGACAAGCCTAAGGTACTGTTTGTTATTGACTCACTAGGCATGCTGCTTACCCCTACTGACATCAACCAGTTTGAAGCAGGTGACCTTAAAGGCGATCTTGGCCGAAAGCCAAAAGCGCTTACTGCGTTAGTGCGTAACTGCGTCAACATGTTTGGTAGCCACAACGTCGGCCTGGTTGCAACTAACCACACCTACGCCAGCCAAGACATGTTTGATCCTGACGACAAGATCTCTGGTGGTCAAGGCTTCATCTACGCATCTTCAATCGTTGTAGCCATGCGTAAGCTAAAGCTAAAGGAAGACGCGGACGGCAACAAGATCTCCGAAGTGCGCGGGATTCGTGCTGCGTGTAAGGTGATGAAAACACGTTATGCCAAGCCATTTGAAAGCGTGCAGGTAAAGATCCCTTACGATACGGGCATGAACCCATACTCGGGCCTAACCGACATGTTTGAGGCGATGGGGTTACTGAAGAAAGAAGGCAACAGCCTAGTCTATGTGACCCTTGATGGCGAGATTATCAAGCAGTTCCGCAAGGCATGGGAACGCAATGATAACGGCGGTCTCGACAAAATCATGGCCGACATTCCGCTCCGCGAGCAACAAAGCGGACAAGCTGCTCCTGAGAATGATGTTGATCACGACGTTGAAGACTTTCCAGAACCTGCTGCTGAGTAACGCACTAGGTAGTCTCTGACAGATAAAAGGGCCGACGGCCCTTTTATCATATATACTAGCACTAAACAAAAGGATTCCCTACTATGAATTACGATCTTGTCGCCGACATTTGGCAAGGGCTTAAGCACTATATCCATACCACAGAGATGAACGAAGCAGCCGACTCGCTTGTAACTGTGTTAATTGATGCCCATGGCCTCGACCCAAAAGAGATCTATGAGGCGTTTGCTGACAGCCCAATTGTCCGACGTGCTGCTAAGCACTACCTCACTGTTGACCACAGCGACGTTGATGACGACAGCATTGAAGAACTGGACTTTGAAGACTAAACATGAGTCATTGGTATAACCGTGTTACTGCTAACTTGGCCGAAATACCAAACTTCATCACGTATTACGAGAATGAGTTAGAAACGGCCAAGAAAGATTGCGGCATTTCGGGAAACCTAGAACGTGCCGCCGCAAACCTGCCAGGGATTACAGAGCACCGCTTCAACCAGCTTCAGGAGATCGAAGCGGTGCTCAACTTTCTCAATATCCAACTTAGAAAAATTCGCCGCAAGCATTTCCAAAACTACCTCGAAAAGTACAACCGAGCACTGTCTAGTCGTGACGCTGAAAAGTACGCCGACGGCGAACAAGAGGTCATTGACTACGAGACTATCATAAACGAAGTATCGTTAGTTCGCAATAAATACTTGGGCGTAATTAAAGCATACGAGAGCAAAAACTTTATGCTCGGACACATTGTTCGGCTGAGGGCAGCAGGCATGGAAGACGTTACGCTTAGCTAAGGAATGTAGTGTGCTCAATATTGAATTTGGGTGTGGGGAATCTCCCACTTGGCCAGGGGCCAAGACCTGTGACATTCGACCACTAAGCGGCGTGACGTATGTATGCCCAGCGTGGGAGATTGATATACACGTGGCGCCAGGCTCAGTTGACGGTGTCTTTTCTCGACATTTTTTTGAGCACCTTACATTTCCACAAGGCGCAAGGACGCTAACAGTATGGCACCGGATTTTAAAGCCCGGCGGCGTTTGTGAGATCGTAGTCCCAAACATGGAGTTTCATATACAACAGTGGCTCCAGCGAAAGACCCGCAAAGAGTTTGCCCACGCTTGCGCTGGGTTTTGGGGATGGCAGCGAGGGGCCGAAACAGACATCTGGGATATTCACAAGAGCGGGTACGACTTTCAACTCTTAAGTGATGCCTTAACTACGGCAGGGTTCCGCAACGTAGTTCAAATGGGCGACCTGTGCGGCCCGCATCTTCACGTTACATGCGTTAAATGAAAAAATTAAATCTCCAAAACATGCCCACCTCGATTGCGCACCTAGGCGGCCACATGAACATCACTCATACTGACCCCGGCGCTCTCCAGTGGGCGTTTGACTATTTAGGCGCCAAGAGCTTTCTTGATATTAGCTGCGGTCCT